TTCTTGTGAATGCGCTCTTTATATTATCTAGTATAGCCATTAGCTAATCCTCCAATTTACTTCGCCCCTTGACCTGCTTAGTTCGGTTAGACCCCATACTAAAGCATCTAACCTGTCAGGGGAAGGTCTGGTTTCGCCAGTATAAGAACACATCTGCGATTCTAGTTCTGCGAAATAGCCAACGTGATGCACTCGCTCCTGCTCGTATAAGGCACTTATAGGCTCTGCTCTTGTGAGCTTACCCCTTGTAGCCCTTACTGACCTATAAGGAACATTATTATCTATTCCCCTTAATAGTCTTTCTACCAAGTCGCCACCATTATTTACTTCTGCAACTATTCTATCAGCTTGCCAGTCATAATAGCAATCAATAGCTTTTCTTCCCCATTTATCAGGACTGTATCTACCTGAAACATCTTCTAGCACATAGTATCTTTCATTATAGTCTTTACCTACCACCACAATTCCAGTTTCATCTGAGTTTTCATTAGCTGTAACTGCAGGGTCTATTGCTACTATAATTTGCTTTAAGTCTCTTTCTTCATCTTCATTAATCCGTGAAGCATCTATCATTTTCGGCGACCACAGGGCCCCTTCCATATCTTCTATTATTTCAGCATAGAGTTCTTGTCTACCTAATGTAGTTCCTTCATATCTCTCCCTTAACATTGTTAACGCAGTATCAGCCAAATTGGCTTCGTTCTCAAAAGTATTGCCTGATGTTACTTGTACGTCTTTTCTTAATATCAATTCTTTTATTATCTTGGTTGGTTTTGGTGTTGTTGTTATCACACATTGTGGATTATCGCCCAGCCTTAAACCAAACATTAACTGGTCAAAGGCTTCAGGGTATCTCCATGCAGCCAATTCATCTGACCATGCCCTATGAAACTGCGGTCCCCTTAATCTTTCAGGCTCTGATGCTGCATAACCTATAATTTTTGACCCATTATGTAGACGTATTTCTGACGTGCTTTGTGAATACCCTTTTTGGTCTTTTTGTTTACTAAAACATTCAGGCGGTATTATTGTTAACAAACCACTGGGGCCACCAAAACAGACTCTCCTTAAATCTCCATGAGTAGGTGCTACTACAGCACATATAGAATTTGCATTTCTAAGTGCATATAAAGCAATATCTTGTGCGCCAGTTCTAGTTTTTCCCCACCCTCTGCCTGCCAATATAAGCCAAATGTAATGTTTATCTACTGGTTGTAGTTGTTTTGACCTAGCAGTTTTAAGCCAATCAGTGTACAGCTTTATCGTCGCTTTCTCTGCGTCCGTCTGCAACTGTGTCAAGCAGTTCCATAGCTTCTCTGAAGGCGTTGTTTTGTATGCTTCCATTTATTTCAACATTATGTGTTACTTCTCCTAATGCAAGCTTTGCTAATCTTTGTGCAGATAAAGCTGCATTAGCAAGAGCATTAAGTTGTGTAGGTACCAAACCTTTCTTACCTTCATTTACTTCTTGATTATTTTTAGTTAGATTTTGACCTACTGTTGTTAATAAAGCCTTAGCCAAATTAATGCTATTAGTATCAAATCTTTTTGATTCTTCTGTTAAATCTTTTTTTCTTTGTACATCTAGTTCAAACATGTACTCTTGCTGAAACTGTTCTCTTTGTGTTTTCCAGTCATCTTTTTGTGCATTTCTGTACAGGGTAGATTTAGCTATATTAAATTTGAGAGCAAGTTCTTCTAGTGTATAGGTTTTCCTATTGCCTGATTCATCATCAAACCCTTGCACAAATAATACTCTTATCTCACTTTTAAGGTCATTAGTAAGTTTCTTGTAAGTGGTTTTTTTTGCCATTAATTCTCAATATTTCTCAGAACTATAATGCAAAAGATTCCAAAATGGAAATAAAAAAAAGGGAAGAACTTAGAATTCTCCCCCTTTATTTTTTAACAACATTCAATTTATTTATTATTAACTCACAGAATGAATGCTCAAACTGTTTTTAGATTATACACTAATCATTAAAGTTTACCTCACTCCAATCGTTCTTAACCTCTCTTACTGAAGGTAAGAATCTATGTTTGTTATAGTTGTATTGGAATGATGCTTGCCCTATCTTTCCATATAAGTCTTGTTCTCTTATCTTTCTAGTTATTACACTCGTTGTGCTTGTGTCAAAGTCTCTATGAACTGTTAGAACTGCATCAGCCATATTGTGCCAATGTGCTGCACCACTTATGTCATAAGCAGTAGGTGGTAAATAAGAGCCATCTGTTCCTTTGGGTAGCTTTGTAGGGTGAGCAACTACCCACGTAATGATTTCATATATACGACTAAATCTTTTACATAATGATATGAAGTCTCTTATATGTTCATCTTCTCTAACATTACCTGACCTTTTTGCACTAACCTCATTAAAAGGGTCAATTACCAATCCATTTATACCGTGTTTAAATATGCTAGATTTAACTATAGAAAGAATAAGGTCTATAGAAGGAACGCTATCCTTTGTTTCTATAAAGAAGAAATGCTTATGAATAAAGTCTATTGCTTTATTTAATTCTTCCTTAGACATTCTGTTTGAAAAGCCTTCATCAAATCCTTTTTGTATATACATCTGAACCATTCTTCTTATATGAAACTGTGTGCTATGTTCTGGTGAAAACACTGCAAACTTCCAACCGTGGTTTTCTGCCATAGTTATTAGTATTTGGTCTAAGAATAAAGATTTACCATGATTGGGTATTCCTGTAATTGTATGGAAAGTTCCAGTCATTAATTTATATATATCGTCTAGTCCATCTATTCCTATTTCAAAAGGCTTTTCGTAATTCCCTTCATACAAGTCATGTAACTGCCCATAATAATCATTAGCTGTATATAGTCCTTCTATGGGATATGGTTCTGCGTTGTCTAATATTTTCTTTAATTCAGCTTCGCCATGTTTCATTAAAACGTCATTGGCATCTTTACAACCTTCTGGCAGTCTTACAAACCAAGAAATATCTTTTCCAAATCTGTGCAACAGTTCCTTGTGTAATGCCCTTCCTGCGGAGTCAGTATCAGTAAATATAATCACTTTCTTGGCTTCTAAGGGACAATTCTGTAAAGCCTTAAATCTAGCATCATGTTTATTGAATTTAGCTTCTTTAGGTGCTCCGTTGGGCAAAGAAGTTGCACTATATCCAACCACCTCACAAGCTAGTACGTCCATTTCTCCTTCCACAAATACAACCTCATTTTTCTTATAAACATTGTCATAGTTATAAAGAATTGATTTTGCTCCCTGTGTTTGTCTAAATCCTTTATCTGCCGTTCTATATTTAATGTTTTCTAGTTCGCTGTTCTCATTAAAATACTGAAAACCAAACCAACCTTCTTCATCAAATATTTTAAATTTATCTACAACTGCCTTAGTTATACCTCTATTCTCAAAGAACTTATACATCTTAGAGGTGTTGTTAGGTTTTGGTGTTGGTGGTTTAGTATACGTTTTCTTAGGTATTGTTATAGGCACCATTCCTTCTTCAAAATAGGAACCTCTCCACTCACAATGATGACAATACCAAACTGTTCCTTCTGAATTTATAGTTAATGTTAGTGGATTGTCTCTAGGATTGTGTGGTGGCTGACATTCTGGGCATTTTAGTTTTTGTGAACCATGCTCAAAACTTTTCTGTCTTATTCCATGCTCTATTGGTGGTTTATTCATTTTTCTAATTTCTCCAGTATTTCTTCAATATTTTTTAGTCTGCTTTCATAATATTCTGGTGGTCTTTCATATTCCAACTGCAATTCATCTTGTAGTTTTTTAAATGCTCTAATGAAATGTGTTATGTGCATTTCCATTATGTCTAAAAATTCTTCTTTTGAATGTGAGTAGTAATACATAGGTTCATGCATATCACTTGGAATTTCTCTTTCTTCAATTATTGATTGAAGTGCTATTAATGTTTTAAGTTTCATATTGTCACCCTGCTAAGTTATTAATTTTAGATTGTTTCTTTATCCCTGTAATCCAACCAGTTTCGTCAGTTTCAAAGTAATCCAACCAACGCTCTTGATTTAACCAAGTGGTTGCATGAGGAATATATTTTTCTTCTGTGGCTATATTTTGTTCTGCAAATCTTTGTGCACCATATAAAATTTTATCGTAGTGCTTTTCGTCAAATTTATTAAATGATTTATTAGCCGACTTCTTTCCAACCTTTCTTGGATAGATAGACCAAAATGTTTGAAATTCCTTTATATATATATCTTTTGTATTATCTTTAGTATTGGTGGTCTTTTGTGACCCTAGCCTAGTATCTAAAATGACCCTATGGTCTTTAGAGACCCCCCCTAGCCTTAAATGGTATCTATTACTTGTATAACCACCATTTTCTAATTTTCTGTGTTCTATCTCAAGCAACCCTAAATGCTCAAATTCCTTAATCGCCCTTTGTACTCCTTTCTGTGTTTTTAAACCAATCATTTCTGCTAGATGTTTGTAAGAGGGATAACACGTCCCCTTTTCGTCTGCATAATTAGCTAAGATTACAAGTATAAATTTTTTTGTTGGTGTTAAGCCTTCTACTTTTAAGGCTTTATTAAGATGCTCTATAGACATTTTTTCTCCTTTAATTTAAAAATTTATGGTAAACCAACCTATAAAAATAATAAACCTTTTTTGGAATATTAAATAAGCCTAAGTTTTTTGTTTATTTGTTCATAGTGTTCCTTCGCATAAATATCTTTTTTTATGTCTTTAAGTTCTTCATCTACCATAACTCCAAGAGTTACTAACTCATGCAGTGTAAGTTCTACTTTGACAGTTTGGTTCTTTAAATTTTTCATTTGGCTTGTGCCCTATTTAGAGAATCAATGGTAGATTTTTTTTCTGAACTGCTTCTTTTATAAAGAAACTCTGGGACTATGTAGCAATGTGTAGCAGTCCATACACCAATTAAACCACTGTCGTTATGATAAGTTGTACCTACTGTGCCGTTTTTGTAAAAAACTTTACCGCTACAAAAAAGGTCGGACTTATTTTGCTTTGAAATATAATCCTCAAAACTTTTTTTGGATTGATTTTGTAATTTTTTTTCTTTCATTTTATTTTTCCTAACAAAACAAAGCCTTCTTTTTTATAGACTTCTGGGTAAACCCTGTGAATTACTCTGACTATTTTGTGTTGTAAATCAATATACTTTTGTGTTTTATCTTTTTTGCAAATAGTTCCTGCAAATAAGGCTTTATCTAAAAGTTCTAACAATTCTTTGCTAGATAATTGATCTAATATTACTCTTTGTTTTTTCATTTTATTTTCCTTTTTTTCAATTTAAAGAAGTCTTAATTAACCTCTATAAGTAATAATTATATATTGTTTACAAAGATAATAAACCTTTTTTGGAATATTTTATGTAATATTTTTTAAAGGTATTTTTTTCTTATCTTCAAACTTTTGACCTGGCAACATACACTCATAGCAGATTTTATGATTAATCCAACTACCGTCTTTGTGCATTTGTCTCAATTTTTTATACTTCTTACTGTTCCATGCTTGTTTCAAGGTCATGTCTTTTATATTACCTACAATTAATTTTTTTCCGTCTAACTTACAACATGGTTGTATATTGCCTAAATGGTCAACCACCAACTGTTTAAATGGAAAGTTGCACCCCTTTTCAGGCACAACCGTTTTATCAACCAATAGTCCTGTTTTCATATCAGGGACCTCATTCATGGTTTGAAAGTTAATCATGTCTGCTTTGCCTTCCCACCTTTTTTGGAAATCATCTTTTTCATGTATATTTATGGCATTTTTTAAAAAACTAACACGAACTAAAGGAAATTGTTTATTTTGACTATTCCTTAACTTAATAAATTCTATTATATTTTTTTCTACCTTTTCAAACATTCCAGATAATCTCTGTTTATTATAGGTTTCACTTGTTGTTGCATCTAAAGAAATAAAAACCTTAGTTATACCGCTGGCTAAAAGTGATTCCCTGCGCTTCTTGTTCAAAACTGTTCCATTTGTAACCATATAGACATTTAGTATGCCTTGCTCCTTTGCATATTTAATACAATCTTCTAAATCTTTTCTTAACATTGGTTCATTTATGTAATTCAGTTTTAAACTTCTTACACCTATCTCAACTGCTTCTTTAATAATTTTTTTATATGAACCTATATCTAATTCTATGTTTGGTATTTTTTCCTCAACATAACCATGAATACAAAAGGGACACTCCATATTGCACCCACCATTCAATTCTATATCTAGCTGTATAGGAGCATCATGCTCTATAAAATCTTCCGATTGTTTAAACTTAATACGAAAATTTTTCCATTCTTCTGGATTTATATCTGGTGGACAAGCGCTTAAAAGTTCTTTTCCTTTAATTTCAAAAAAATTATCCATTTTTAGTTTTTGGTTGTAATTTCATGCCGTAATTATTGACACCTTTTTTTATTTGTATGTTCTCCCTTCTAACCAATTTCTGATTAAATCCACTATAATCAACTTTATGATGCCATCTGTTATATCTTTTGGTAACCTCAGTTACATCAGGGTGTGTATTCTTTAAAAGCTGTGTTACATATAGACGACTATCATGTTTATAGAACTCATCTGTATTTCCCCCCTTCATAGTCATAGTTGTTTGTTTTTCCTGTAAAAAGACATTAAAAAGAACTGTACACCAACCCTGTTTAAGAACATCTAAGGATAAAATCGTATCTTCGTTATGTCTTCCTCTCCAACGCAAATCCAAATCATTTTTAATTAAATTACAGCTATATATTCTTGAATTGAGCAAAAAGGGTGGCTTTACTACCCTAGAAGGAAAAAAATAATCATAATGTGGTCCTGCCATTCCTACATTTTTATATCTATCTACAAAATCTTCCATTGCTCTAATTAGGGAACCGTTTTCTACCTTAATTTTTCTATTATTATTCATTCTACGAAAACCCCTAATATTATCGTCCATACACCAATGTCTTTCGCTACCTATAGATATTGCATGGTCCCATATAAAATTCCTCGCTGGACCACTTCCTGTTGGTCTGCTCGTTCCATGTTCATCACAGGTTTCATAATTTTCTTTATATTCCATATCAAGTAATAACAATTTATTTTCATCTTTTACTTCATTAAGATAATTGTCATATTCTTCTGGCTCCACCACCAATTTATAATCAATACCTATTTTGTCAAAATAAGTAGATGTCTTTCTAAGAGCTTTTTTATATCTACCTTTTGAAGGTATATATATTGGATATTTAGGGTTACTTATATCTTTTTGACTCATTATCTTCCCTGATTAACTGAGGGTGCCATAAGTATCTGGCCTTTTCAGAAAAAGGTTGGTCCAATAATTTAAAAAAATCCTTTACATCTTTTTCTTCGCCGAAATGTATAATTATTGACCTATAAGGCTGTAAATCATCTTGTATAAATTCTGGCATATCTTCCCATTCAGCAAGGGGGTCATTAACTACGTTTTCATCTATAATTGGTAAAAGTTCCAGTTCTGCAAAGGCCAAGATATTTAAATCAAATCCTACTTCATTTAATGCTTGTATTTCTTTCCATAAAGTTGATTCGTCCCATGTAGAATTAGTGGCAATTTTATTATCAGCAATTACAAAAGCCTTTTTTTGTGCTTCAGTTAGATTTTTTATTTGAATTGTAGGAACCTTTTCTAAATCTAGGTTTTGTGCTGCCATATAACGACCATGACCTGCCAAAATCATATTATTTTCGTCAATTAATATAGGATTTAAAAATCCAAATTCTTCTATAGAATTTACTATTTGTTTAATTTGCTCCTTCGTATGTCGTCTCGCATTATTTTCATAAGGCGAGAGCTCATCTACTTTCATTTCTTGTGTATTCATGTTTGCTCCTTGTTTCCTAAAATTCTTTCCATATTAGCCAATTCCAATTGTTTTACTCTTTCCCTTAAAGAAGTAGTGGAAAATGAGTGCTTTCTACTTGTAAAAAATGTTTCACCCCAACCTTCACCAGTAAAATATTTGCCTTTATAATCTTCTCCTACAAATCTTATATTTAAAGGAGTTGATTCCAATAAATCAACCAAACTATCTTCTGTGTCATAAGGGATTATTTCATCTATATATTTAATGGCATTTAATTGCATAAATCTTTCATATAAACTTTGAACAGGTTTATTTTTTTCTTGTCTATCTATGCTAGGGTCGCTTTGTAAGCCAACAATTAAATAGTCACAGTTTTCTTTACATTCTTTAAGCATAACAACATGCCCTGCATGTAAAAGGTCAAATGCACCACAAGTAAATCCAACTTTCATTAGATATAAAAATCATTAGGTTGAACTTTGCCTTTAGTAACCTCTTTAAGCACAATCATTTCTTTTTTTCTAGGTATACGAACACCTGTAATCCATTTAGCTAATGTGCTTTGTGGAATCTTTATGTCTTGCTGTTTTTCTATTTCTTTAATAAAAGACATTTGTGTTTGATTGGTCTTATTTAGATATTCTTTTAGTTGCATAACTTCCTTAATTATTCCAAGTAGGAATTATAATAGTATTAATTCCTTATTACAATTAGATTAATTAACTGTTTATTTATTCCAAAATAGGTTTATAATGGTTTTCTTTAAATTGAAATATAGGGGAATAAAATGAATAGTAATAATCCGTTTGAAGTTCACGGTATAGAACATCTATCACCTTCATCTTGTAATACATTTATAGATGATAAAGCCATGTGGGTAATGAGGTATCTTTTTGGTTACAGAAATGGCGGTGGTCCTGCCATGTGGAGAGGTACTGCAACAGACAAGGGAGTTGGAAGGTACTTTGGCTATCAGGGTGAATCTGTTACAAAAGATGAATGTATGTCTATAGCACAATCTATTTATAAAGAAGAACTAGATAATTGTAATAAAGCCTATCCTGAACAAATAATAGATGAAGCCAAATATGAATTAGAAGGCTCAAGACTTAATAGATATTTAGAAACTGCAATAGATTTTTATGAGGAATTAGGACAGCCAACTGATTATCAAAAAAAGATAGAACTACAGCTGCCTGATTTGCCTGTTCCTATCATTGGCTATATAGATTTAAAGTATGGAGATACCATACGAGATATTAAGACTACCGCAAGGAGTCCTTCAAAAGTTTCCGATGCTCACGCTAGACAGGTTTCTGTTTATGCTAAAGCAGAAGAATGTGTGCCTATTTTAGATTACATAGTAGTAACTGCCAAAGATGAAAAGGTGGTTTCACATACTGTGGAAGATGTAGATAAGCATATACAAACTGTAGAACAAGTAGCTTATTCAATTATGACTTTCTTGTCCTATTCAAATGATAAACATGAATTAGCAAATAGTTGTTATCCCAATATAGATGATTGGAAATGGGGTAGGGACGAAATTAATTTTGCTAAGACTATATGGAGTATAAAATGAATAATCAAACATTGATTAATGCTTTGGTCAAAGCACAAGAGAAAATTGACCACGTTGTAAATGATGCTAAAAATCCTTATTTTAAGAGCAACTATGCTTCTTTAAAGAATGTATTAGATGCAGTAAAAAAGCCTTTAAATGATGAAGGCATATATCTACAACAAATAAGTCACCATTCAGACACTGGAGTTATAGTTGAAACTATATTTCTAGGTCATGGTGGTTCTGTTTCTTCTGGGCAAGTTTATATACCTGCACAAAAGAATGACCCTCAAGCCTTTGGTTCAGCTTTATCTTATGCAAAAAGATATTCTGTGCAAATGGCTTGCGGTATAGCAAGTGCTGATGAAGATGATGATGCGGAAAAGGCTATGCGTAGAAATGTTAAATATACTTTTGCTAACGCAGAAGGCGAGATATTGGCAGAAGCTACCGACCCCACTAAGTATCTGAACCTTCTAAGCAAACACTTACCTTCTGAAAATCCTGATACAGACCAAATTAACCTATATGAAGTTAATAAGAAAAATATTAAGGAAGCCAAAAAAGATACAAGAGTTAAGAAATTCATTGAATCTTATGACAGGCTTATAGAAGTATATGAGCAGTAAGGCAAATAGCATAACTGATTTCGTTTATCTCTGTATGGGAGATGAAAAGTGGTGGACTTTCTGGGAATTACAAAGCCATATTAAAAATATGACTGGTAGATTTTATGGAGAACCATCACTTTCTGCCGCCATAAGAGATTTAAGAAAGGATAGATTTAGGAGGCGATATAGCTTGCCATTAGAAGGTGAGGTGGTAGTCAAGCAAAGAATTCCTTACAAAAAAGGTTACCAATATAGACTAATAAAAGGAGAAAATAATGTCTAATCAATATGAAATGAAACCCCTAACTGGAACTTTATTTACAGAAACAAATGTAACAGTTCCAAGAAAAGGAAAAGTTAAATTCTTTAAGCCTAAAGAATGGTATTGTAATATTCTTAAATATTCAGGAGAAAAAGAAAAATATGAGTTCTGCGTCTCTTTAGGTTTATTACACTACAACGCACCTGATGAAAAAAAATCAACTGGCACACCTGATATTGGTGGGAATATAACTTTACCTGAACCAAATACCGACCCACTAAAAACCAAAATCTTTGATTTAGTAGAAGATAAGGTTGTCAGGTCAAAACTTTTAGAAGCGGTTGAGAATATGCCTATGGAAACAGTTTTTAAATGCGGTGGTTGGCAGAATGTTTCTGAAAAGGGAGTATCTTATACTAATATAAAATTAACCCCTCGTGATGAAGAAGGTAATTTAATTTACGAAAAATCAAAAGAAGTTACTGTAGGTAATGTTGCTGATGATTCAGACGTACCCTTTTAGAGAATGGACGAACAAGTAGAGTCTTGGCAAAATAAAATACGTGCTTTAGCACCTCTTGTATCAAAGGCGGAATATGCAGTTCTCAAAGGTGAAGCTGATGTTAAAAAACTTCAGGCTCAATTAGAACTAACCGCAACAGCTAGAGGTGTTAAAACTGTATCTGCTCAAAAAACATACGCTGATAATGATGATTCTTTATATCAAGCTAGACTAAAAGTAGGAGTAGCTAAAGGACAATTATCAGCTTTAAAGATAGAATTAAAATCATTAGATGTTGGCTTTGAAGAATGGCGAACTAAAATGGTTAATGCTAGAGAAGAAAAGAAACGCTATGGAGCATGAAAGGAAGAAACCCCACCTCTAAAGAGAAAAAACACATGGATAGGGTTAGTCAACTCGGTTGTATCGTTTGCTTCTTAAACGGCTTCTATGGAGTTCCTAGCGAGATACATCACATAGAGGGTAAAACAAAGGAAGGAGCACATTTCAAAGTTCTACCTTTATGTTATCAACATCACAGAGAGGGTAGCTTTAATGATTCTTTTGTTAGCAGACACCCATGGAAAAAAGGATTTGAAGAAAGATATGGTACTGAAAGAGAACTATTGGAGTTGGTAAATGAAATGGTTAAAAAAGAATAGATATTATTCCAAAAAAGGCTTTTATTATTTAGTAATCCAGTTATAATTATTTTATCAAGCTTAGAAAACTTGTTTAAATTGAAAATAATAAAAGGAAAATAAAATGAAAAATCAAGAAATCTTCAATCAAATCCAAGAAAAGATAATCCACCTTATGAAAACTGAGGGTACGGATTGGCATAAACCTTGGACAAGCAAAGGTAGACCCATAAATTACATAACTAAAAAGCCATACAGAGGTATGAATCACTTTTGGTTATCAGTTCAAGAGTTTAGTACAAACGAATGGGCAACTTACAAAAAATGGAGTGAAAAGGATTACCAAGTTAAAAAAGGGTCTAAAGCTACAAAGGTAGTATTCTGCGAAGTTAAAGAAAAGAAAGCAGAATGGCTTAAGGATAAAGAATTAGAGCAATATCAAATAACTGGCAAACTACCTAAATACTTTTTATGGAAAAACTTTTCTGTATTTAATGGAGACCAAATAGAGGGATTTGTGTCGGATAATAAAAATACAAAACATTCTTTAGAGTTAGATGAAAGGAAAGTTAAGGACATAGAGTTCTTTATAGCTAATACACAAGTAGTTATAGATAAAGGTCAAGACATGGCTTTTTATTCACCTTTAGTAGACCATATAGGCATACCTAAGTTAGAACAATTTGATACTGATTCAGACTACTATTCAACTTTACTTCACGAACTTACACACTGGACTGGTCACAAAGACAGATGTAATAGAGACCAAACAGGAAAATTCGGCACAGAAGATTACGCTAAAGAAGAATTGGTCGCAGAAGTTGGTTCAGCTTTTCTTTGTCAATTACTGCAAATAGAAAAGACAGTTAGAAATGACCACGCTAAATATCTAAATAGTTGGATTAAACTTTTACAAGATGAATCTAAAGCAATGATAACTGCCTTTTCACAGGCACAAAAAGCAATAGATTTCTTAGAACAATCACAATTACAAAAGAAGGAGGTGGCATAAGCCACTTCCTAAGGGAGAAATAAAATGAAAAGAATGGCAACTAGAACTAAACCAAGATTTCCACACTTACATAACTTCTTATATCAGTTGGCTTACTGCCTTCTCTTATTAGGATTTATGTTTTTATTTATTTTTCAATTAGGGGGATAAACAATGAGTAATTTAGAAAATAAGGTTATTGAGATTAAAAAATCAATAAAAGAAAAAAGAAAGGAAATTAAAGTATGGAAATCTTTTATAAGTGGTTACTCCTCAGATGTTTGGAGATTAGAAAAAGAAATAGCTGAACTAGAAGAATTAATTGAAGATGACACACATTCTTTAGAATTTGAATTACAAGGAGAATACGAATGACTTTTGATATGGCAGTTTATAAATATGCTTGCTTCTTACAAGACTTCTATGGTCAAGGTATAGGCGGAACACAATACCCTGATAAAGAACTTAGTCACAAAGATGAAAAAGGTAATTGGTACTTAGTGGGTTGGAGAAATGCTAGACTTGCTAAAGTAAAAGCCAATGGATATGTAAAAATAGGATTTTAAATATGAGAAAATCTACACAAGGTAATCTATTACGACATGAATCCAATAGTGGTTCTAGGGGAAAGAAAACAAGCATAGGCAGAAAGAACATAGGAACTGCCACAATGAATAAGCACAAAAGACGTATGCGTAAAGCTAAATATAGGGGACAAGGCAAATGAAAGATAATACTTATGGCGATTATTCTAAAGAAGAAGAATATGGACAAGCACCTACAGAGCCACATGATGAATATGGCAGACCTGTTAAAGAAAGATATATTTTTCGCATAAAGAAGCGTTTAGTTGAGAAGGTTGAATTGGAGAAATTAAATGAAAAAAGATGAATCTGCTGAAGTTTATTTTGATGAAACTATAGGTGTTGAGTATTTTGTGAATCATGAATCAAATAAAAGACCTTTTCCAAGAGACAAGTATATTTATGAGGACAAAAATTCAGACCTAGCACAATCAGAAAAAGACATGATATATCTAAACAAATTAGGTAGGACTATAGAAATAACATCTTGTTCATTTATTTTATTAATAGTAATGAGTTTATTAGCGGTTTTAGTTTGGGCAAAATTTAATTAAGGAGCAATTATGGCTAGAAAAAAGAAATTATCTAAAAGACAAAA